TTTCAATGCATCATTTATTCTTGTTTCTTGATATGTATAGAATCTCCAAACAAAGTCAAAATTCAATACTTTTCCAATACTTGGCCATAATACTTTATCTCCTAAAAATTCAAGGTTTTTTGCCATCCATGCTGGATCTTTATATCCTCCAAAATAATCAGATAACATTGATAAACAAGTTATTGTGCAACCAAAATCTTTAATTAAAGATGTTGATTTTCCGATTGTTTTTCCTCCCCATCTAGGATCACGTTGAGATAGATAGATCATAGTTTTTAAAGTTAGAAGTTAATTGGTGAGGGATTTTAGAGTTCCCTCGAACTCGTTGCAGTGACTTGTGGCCACTACCTTAAAACATCTTGCTTATCTCGACTTTGTCGCGACAAGGTTTACATGTTTCGTACCGACGGTCATACGTTCCATTGTTTATTGAGTGAAGTTGTCCGACTGTTGGTTTTATCCATTCGCCGAACTTCTTAACTCTTCCACATACGCAGAAAATAACTATCGGTTTCATAACTCCTCCTTGCATTGGTTAGTAGGTTCTTCATTTAAATGAAGTAAAATGTGGCAAGTTTTGCCAGGACATTGTGAACACACCCACTTGTTTTTCATTCCCATTCCATGAGGAACGAGTGACTTAGCAAACCATTTGGCTTTCATTTTTGATCCTCCTCTTTATTTGGTGGAACTACGTCACATTGGATATTTAAAAATAACCTAATGCCAGCATCAATTTTCTTATTTATCGCATTTATGTACTCATTTTTTATAGGAAGTCCTAATTTCTCAGCTTTTGCCATCAATGATCCGAACTCAGAGAACAAAATAATTGTTCCGATAGTGTAAAACCACCACTCCATAAAATCGTATGCGTTAGAAAGCAAAAAAGAAGCAAACAATGTGAAGAAATACAATAAGAATTTCTTGCTAAACTTCTTTCCTAAAACAGAGAAATCGAAATTATTATCGCAGTATATTGCAACCATTGCCCCAAAAATACAGTCGATAGTGATTATTACTGCAAAAGTTATTAGCATTACTTTTTCTCTGAGTTCTATTGCAATCATAGAAGCAGGTATTAAAGCGGCTGATTTTATCCAAAAATTACTAAATAATTCTTGCCATTTATTAGTGAGCCATTCCATGAGTTTTGATCCTGATAAAATAAAAATTAGAATATTAGAAGTCTATGTAAAACTGTCAATGTGTTTCCTAGTGAATACAACCACATAATGTTTCTAGTCGTGTCATAGTTTTTAATCCAAAGTTTATTTCCAAGAACTGCAGTTCCATCAGGATATAAGTTGACAGCAAGCGGTTCTAGATAATTTCCACACACATCAAATTTAAAGAAGCGGTGCGTAGCATCTTTCTTAATATATAAGTGTCTTCCCATGTTGAATGCAGAAGTTCCAGTAGTGAATGTTTCACCGGCTACATATACAACATTAGTCCAAGCACCGGCGCCAGCAGTACCACCAGCAATATCGAAACGATCCATAGTACCAACAGCACCCCCTCTTAATGAAAATATATACCTTCCATCTTTTATGTTTGTAGTATCAGCCCAACCAGTATCTCCAGTCGTTCCAAAAGCATTAGCAGTCATTCCAGCTACTGGGGCAGCAGCTCTTGCTGTTGTTGGTGCCATAACTGTCCAAGTATTTCCAGATATTGAGTAGCGATACATTGTCACAGCATTATTTCCTAATAGATATAGATAATCTTCATTTGCTGTAATTTCATAAGTAGATGTTGCATCTGGAATAGTTGTCCAAACAGCAGAAAGTGTCAAGGCGGTAGATGTATTAGATGCTATTGTTCTTACTTGACCAATACCAGTACCTCCTGAAATTCTTATTTGATAGTTTGTCCATTGGTTGACACCCCAGTTTTTCACACCATTAGTAAGAGTATTACTTGCACCAGCTGTCGCAATACTTGATTCCATTATTTCTCCATAGTTGTATGCCAGTACTAATTTTCCATCTGTTCCCCAAGTAGCAGGAAGATTAGTTGTTCCGAGTGAAGCTTGCCATGAAAGTGTAGCAACATCAAAAACTTTAAAAATACCGGCAGCAATGGTACCAGCATTCATTATAAAAAATCTTCCAGTTGTTAGTCTAAAAGTATGTGAAGTCAAAATTGCAGTATTTACAGCAGAGTCAAGAAAAAGTGTAATATTGTTTCCACCAGCATCAGTGATAATATTTGTAACAGTTCTTCTATATCCAGAAGCAGTTCCAGCAGAAATAAACTCAATAATAGATCCAATAGCAACTCCAGAAATATTGTATGTCGCAGCAGCAACAGTCACAGTAGTAGTGGAACCTCCATTAGCAGTATAAGGAATTGACCATGGGTGATAAACACCGCAAGAACCCGTTCCAAAAGTTCCGGCGAGTGCTCCAGATGGAATAGCAACAAAACCATCTTCTGTATGCATATACAAATATTGCAAAACTGCAGAAGTAACATACATTGCAATATCAAAGTTTCCACTATCTGGTGCTATCATAAACATACCAGCGCCAGAAGCTAATGGAGCAGGATTCATCATCTGAAACTCTTTCTTGTGAATAAGTGGCGTATTTTTATTTACTATTGTAGCCATATTAAGTAATGATTATATTATTTATATTAGATTGAATAGCTAATCCGTTTTGTGCTGCTGGCACAATTTGATTAGTATTATAACCTCCATTCTGAGTTTGGTTAGTGAGTGTTGAAAGTGTCGTAATTGTACCCACAGTAGTCACTGCTCCAGAAAGTAAAGTCACTCTTAAATCAGCAGCGATACCGCGAACAGAAGGGAGAAAATCTAATCTATTTACTAATTCATTAATTGATTCTTCAATGATATGTAATTGTTGAACTTCAGTCAAGACACTTTGTTCATTTGTCAAAAGTGCTTGCTGGGTAGTTTCTTTATTCAAAGTAGAAACATCAGTGCCTCCACCACTTGAGCCGCCTGCCGCAGCATTTGATCCTGTATTTCCTGCAGCGACAAGTTGCGCAGACAAAAGATCAAGTCTTTTAGTAATTTCCTTGACATTCTTCATTGCAATCTCAGTCTGTGGATTCAAAACAGTCACATCAAGCTTTTCGTTCTTAATTTCTACATCAACTTTACCTTCAATTTTAGACTTGAAAATAGTCTGATCTAATAGTTTTTTAAGGAATGATCCGAATGATACTAATGGTTGAGATATATCCAATGGGATATACCAAGAAGGTTTCTTCACTTCAATTGGTTCGGCAATAATGACACTTTCTATATCTTTTTCCTTTTCTATAAGCAAAATATGGATAATCTCTTTTAAAAGATCAACAATTGGTGCAGAAAAGTCTTGAGGTTCTGGATTTTCTTTTTCTTTTGGGATAAGTTCGCTAAGCCATTCTGGCCTATTTACATCAACTTTTCGTACAACTTCTTTTCTAATAATAGCAGAAGCAATATAATCAAGCTTCTTTTCAATCTGTGTAGGATCAATTTTAAGTTCTTTGATCCAATCTGGCCTTTCAATAGCAACTTTTCCTACTACTTGACGGACAATATTCTCAACTTTTACAGTCTTATTTGCTTGAATTGCTTCACCGACTTGTCTTAAAATCTCCATCAGAAAGACGGTCTGTTTATGGACTTCTGAAGACGTATTCTTAGAAAGTTCTTGATTCAATTCTTGATCTGTTTTATCCCAGGGTGTTTTTACCATAGTTGTTAGTCATGATCTTAATTATGTAGCACTATCTCAGGGTTATAGTGCTACATAATAAGAGCACGAAGCTCTTATTATTGTATTTAGCAACCCTTTTTTCCGCCTTTTTTCTTCTTCGCCATAGGAGTATGTAAGTTTAAGAATTACATGACTATTTATACCAATATTATATCACAATTCATAACTGATAGGAAATCCTTCGAATACCAAAATCATACCTCCAGACATATACACTTCAGATTTTCTAAATGGTCCAACTATAATTTTTTCAACAGTGTTTTCTGTTTCTACTCCGCCTATGCTTACTTTAGAGCCTATTGAAAATGACACTGTTTCCATAGGTTTATAAATTCCGATGCTTTTTACTTCTTTTTTCATCATAATTATATATTACTAATTAAATAATTTCATTAAAATTACATTAGGATTAGATATTGAAACTAATTTAATAAACGCAACTGTAGAATATCGTGGTTCATTACTTGCACTATCTGCTGTTGTAGATGATAAATCAGTAACTAAGTTTACAGAATCAGTAGATGCAGAAGCATGTACTGTGCTTGCATCTGCAACTGCTTGTCCAGAGTTTATAGTATTACCATTATTAGAATGCCCTAATGCCCCAGCTGAATGAGTATGCGCAATAGTATGACTATGTGTTTGTGCGGCATGTGTATGAGTATTGCTTCCACCGGTATTTCCTACTGCACCAGCAGTTGCAGTAACCTTTAAATGTCTATCTCTCATATCAATTGTTCCTCCTGTTCCGTCGCACAATACCCAACCCCTAGGAATTAAATTTAATGCACCTAACCATAATGCAATTGTTTTATATGGGACATTTGATATTGCAGAACTTTTCATTGCTAAAAGTTTTGTATATGCAGGTTCAACAGTTTCAGCACTTACCCCTAGCGTAATATTATCTACTGTAGAAGGTGTGACAGCGGGAAGTGTTACTGAATGAGTATGTGAGTTTACAGCTGTTGGTCCAGATGATGGAGCATCCAAATTCAATGGTGTTGCATTTGTAGATGTTGCAGCTACATGAGAATGTGTTGTTGTATGAACATGGGAAAGTGTATGTGTATTTGTTAAAGATCCACCTGTTGATCCTGCATCAGCACTTGTAGCAGCTCCTAATAAATATTTATCAACTAAATTAGGTGTTGAATTATTTCCATCGCAAACATTAAATCCTGATGGTGGAGTAGCATCAGAAAGAGCTATAATGCCAGCAGGAAGTGAAGATACAAATGTAGTAGGTGTAATATAAATAACAGTATAATATGGAGGGTGATTAGATAATAATCCATATGCACCAGAAACAGAAGATGCGGAAAATCCTGTTATTGTTCCAGACGTAAATGCTGGGTGAGTATGGTTTGGAGGTGTTCCAGTACTATTTGTGCCTACAGCATGTGTACTTCCTGAACCTGCAGCTATTGTAATTTGATGAGTATGGTTTTGTCCTGTGTGAGTATGTGCCGGTGATGTGTGTGAATGAGTATCTGCACCACCATTACTTCCTGGAGAAACACCAGCAGTTGTTCCTTTAGGATATTTACTATCAAGAGCAGTAACACGCGACCAACCACTAGGGATGCTCGCATTAGTACTTGACCATATAAATACAATACCATTTGTAATTTTCATATTATATATTTTGACCCATAATATATCCAATGTAATTTCCGGCACTGTCAACAACAAAACCAAATGTATCAATTTTGTTTGCTCCGGCTGATAATACTGGTGCTATACCATCTGTCCATTTTATAGTATTAAACCATGTAACAGTTCTTCCACCGACTGCATCTTGTTTTAGCTCAAGCATAAACACTTGTCCGACTGTTTCATTTAACAATGCAATTGTAATATTACCTGCTGGAAAATTTACCTTATTTCTGTTGCCAAGACTTAAATCTATTGTTGCTGTGCCTCCAGAAATTGGCGAATATGAATTTACCACTGGCCCCTTATGAATACCACTTTGTCCATGTTCTGCAATCATCGCATTTGCAAAATTATTCCACATATCTGCTGTCAACATAATTTCAACAATTGATCCAGCTGCATGCGCTTGAGCGGTACCTTCAACACCACGAATACAATTTATTAAATTGCTTCCTGAAACTATTCCTTTTATTACTTCTTTTTTTGTTGGTGTTGCTGTTCCATTTGAATCAACACGATCAACTGTTATTTCTATAGCTGTATCTGTTGGGAGTCCAGTAATAGAAATTAATGGGATAGTTGTACCAACAGCATCAGAAACTCCACCAGCACCTATAGCTGTTGTGAAGTCAACTGCTGCTTTTATGAATTTGTCTGTATTTTGCGCTGCCATATTATTTTTTTATAATAAATTAATTATTTCCATTGACTAGGTAAAGCTGTTGGTATAATTGCACCTGTTACTTGAAAATTCAATAATGTAAATTCTGTTCCTGCATTTGCTGATGATATATGAATTTGAATTTTATTAAGTTTTTTTCCAACTCTAATTCTCTTCTTAATATTTGCTTGTGAGAATGTCTTAGGTGCGCCATTTCTATGAGAGAACTTATATGACCCAAAAATATTCTCAGTAAACATAATAGAAGAAGATGCATCGGAGACTTGTTTTGTACCAACAGTAGAAAAACCACGTTTTGCTTCAATGCCAAGAATTTCAACAAGTATTGTTCCTTTAAGCCTTCCGATAGTAACAACAACTTCTTTTACTTTTGCAAATGTAGTATCATCTTTTGAGAATGGAATAAGACCAGAAATATATGATGTTTTTATTGGTTGTCCAAAATCAGTATTGAAACTTTCAGAAACTTCAACAAGTTTTCCACCGGTAGGAGGAATATATAATAAATGAGTTTTGCCAGATGTGTCGGTTGTCTTAAACCATTGTTTTGCACCGAAGTCCCATGACCAATTCCAGTTTTTTCTTTCTGCATCATATATAAATGTTGTATCATTGACACTTCCAATAGCACATGAGAAGAAAACCTTAGCATCATGAGTAATACCACAAATATCACCAACCTTAGATTGATTCATTCCACGATATGATGGACGAATTAATTGTGACTTTTCAGCTGTGGCAAGAATATTTAAAGTTTGAATCGGCGTACCCAGTGTGAAAACACCTTGTTTATTAGGAAATATTAAATCATTACCAGTCTTAACAACACCATATGGAGATGTTGTTCCAACTGATCCTACAATTTTTACTGGAACTGGTACTGTGAAAGAAGTAGATCCAACGGTTACTGATTCCAATGTTACTTGCCAAATAGTACCTTCACCTTCTGGATTATTGCAAAGCACTGTTGCAGCAGAATCGCCCTTTCCTGTTCTATAATGTTTTATAGCGAGTGGCATTTCACGACCTCCTTTATCAAGATCGACCCAACCACCACCATACCATGCAGAGAACTTATTTATATCCTGTCCAACACCAGTGAAGTGGACACGGTAAGGATTGTTTAAATCTCCTGTAGCCCAAATACGATTCATCGATAATTCCATTTGTCTGAATTTAGGTGCAGTTGTTGTATTATCATTTGGCACAACAATATAAGGATTTTGTTGAACCGAACCATCATCAATATAACTATTTGAAGTAATAGAATCAATATAAGCTTCATGTCCTGATTCATCTGCCCAATATATTTGGTATCTAGTAGCTCCTCCAACTGCTGTCCATGTTACAGTAACATTTTCTCCAGTTACCCAATTATCTCTAACTTTGTTTACAGTAATAGATGCCTCTGTTGATCCTACAGTTTCACCTACAGCATTCAAAGCGGTAATCTGATAGTACATTGTATAACTTCCAGCTACTAAAACCGTACGTGCTAATCCTACTCCAACAGGCGCCGATAGTGATGCATATGTTGCCAAAACAGTTGTACCATTATATTGGATAAGATTATCAACACCATTAGCAATAAGCATAATGGAATTAATCTGAATAAAGAATGGTTTTTTACCTGGCGTCATTGTTGCACCTGTCAAAATAGTCCAAGTCTTTCCATCATCAATTGATCTATATAAATTTCCAGTAGTACCACCAACAACAATAATATGTCTAGTTGTTGCAGAAGCAACATATTCTTCACCACCATCAATAATTAATTCACTTGCAATAGCACTTCCGTAAAATGCTTGTCCCCAACGTTGAGACCATAAACCATCTTGAGTTTGTATCAAGTTCTTTGATTCTTTTGCCATCGTCGGCAGTATACGAGCCTCATCTATTAATGTGACAGTTCCTTTATCAAACTTATCAGCAATAATAAGCGGGTGTTTCTTTGTTGATCCTGTTGGGATTGTAATTTTCATTAGTTTCCAAACCCGGCAAAGTCATCGTCGGGAAAATTAGAATTATTATTGAATGGATCTGTTTCATTCGCAAGTCTCATCGCTTCCATTTTTCCAGTTGCTATTTGCATAGAAACATTAGCTTGAGTACCATTGTCATCGTCTAAATATAATTGTGCCAGCACGTCATTAATGATAAATTCTGGATCAGACATTTGAATTTCTGGAGTTGTTTCAGTTCCTAAAGTATATTTGGTAGCTCTCTTTCTATAATCCAATGTGAAATTATCACTTACTGCAGGATAAACATTAATTGAGTATGAACCATCTGAACCGGTAACAGTATAAACTTGGTGCGTTGGTCTTAGCCTTTGCTCAACTTCAATGTTCTCAGGTCTAACATATTGATACTTGTCTGATCCTATTCTTAAGTAACCAGCAGGACGTTTAAAATCATTCAAAGTTGTCTGATTATTAAACACACCATTCACCATTGCTCCTGAAATAGTTCCATACAATTCTTTCCATTCAATTCCTTGTTCATTCTCCCATTTATCAATTGCAGCATTAGCATACTCAAGGCGAATAATGAAATCTTCAGTTGTTGAATCAGGAGTATCTGAAGACTTCTCGAAACGTCTATACACACTTTTCATTATATCATATATCTGCATATTTTTATGCTAAACGTTTAGCCCCAGGAATGGTGCTGACGCTAGGTTTAAGTTTAATTTTTTGAATATGTCCTGTCGATGATAATGGTTTGCTTGCAACTATTTTAGGAAGTCTGAGCGGCGCCTCTTTTACTGAAGTCTTTGCTAGTTTAGGTGTAGTTGTCTTTACCTTCTTAATTATGCCAGCAAGATTAATTTTAAGAGGTTTAGTCTTTTTTCCTGCTTTTCCTTTTGTAAATCCGCCATATTGCTTGTACTTCTGATATTCAGCAACTAAAGTCTCAATCTTATTCTGAATAGTTGTTCTATCAAGTTCATCAACGTTTGGATCTTGCAATTGATTCTGAAGTGTTTGGAACTGATCTTCTGCAGTCTTCTGCCAACCTGCCATATCAAGATTTTTCTTTTGGTTAGTAAGTTTGGCATCATTCATTTGAGAATTGAATTGATTTTCAGTAACTGCAGTCACAGTACCATCTATTCCTTTTCTATAAACATAACCGTCTTTCTTGACAAAATTCTGATCTGAAGAAGCAAAAGCGTCTTTGTTCATTTGAACATTATATTTACCTTTCAATTGACTAGGATCAAAACCTCCAGGAAGTGCTGCAGCCGATTGTCCAGCTACATTTGAACTATCATTTGTCTGAAGTTGACCACTAAATAATTGTTGTTTTGCATTCTTCTTAGAATCAGTAACAATTTTATCAATAAGTGATTTTTTATCTTCGTCTGACAGTCCTTGATATTGTGGTGAAGTGATAATTTGTTGAAGCATTGGTTGCATTTGCGCTCCAGAAGCACCTTCAAAAGTATTAAGTTCTTGTGGACTCAATTTAAGCTTCTGGCCATATACTGTTTGTGACTTCTGAAGTCTAGATGGCGTTGCATCATTTCCTGAATTATAAAGTCTATTTAATTCTGATGTTACTGGAGTATCTCTTTGTTCTTTTGAATTGAATAAATCATAGAATGCAGCTGCTCCTGTTGGTTCTTGCGGAAGGGGTTGTCCCATAACATCACGCTTCTCAATGTTCTGGTTTCTTAGTCCTGGGATTGAGTTAGTAACAAAATCAAGTGGTGTGTTGTTTTCTCTTTGAACAGTATCACCAGCCTTTGACATATCTTTAATAATGTTAGGAACTCCAGAAGATAATTGGTTTCCAAAGTAATTAGCGCCATATCTTCCTGGATCAGATAATGCATTAAGTGGTCCTTGTACACCCTGCAAAAATGTTTGACTTAATTGATCTTTTCCTAATCCCATTGCATATTCACCAAAAGATCCATCTGGTTTGTTCATTTCTTCATTGTATTTTGCACCAGCAAGAACAACAAGATTTTGAGGTCCAATTGAATTAATACTTCTCCATTTTCCTCCAACTAATACAGAATTTGCTTGTTTTCCTTGTGCTGCCCAAAGATCAGCTTCTTTTGCATCTTTAGGTTGTCCAGTCATCAATCCTTTACTCATTAAATAAGAACCTAATGCAAACATGCCAGAACCCATTGTACCTCTTCCAATTTCTTGAGCAGCTTGTCTCTGAAGTTCTGGTACATTTTTTACCATAACTTTTCCAGCATGATAAACTCCACGAATTAATCCAAGTGGCGAATATGCAACAGTCTTTCCAACAATTGAAGAAGGTACACCAGTAAAAGGTGCAACCATTTCAGAAACAAGTTTTCCAACTTCGCCTTTCAAACCTTGTTGACGTGATAAGAATTGTTTTCCAGATGTAGCTAGTCCTGAAAGAGCAGTCTTGTCATGGAATGTTGCATAGTTTGCATCTTTAGTCGCATTAGCGAGCATATTTTCGTTTGGACTTGATACTAAACTCTTAATAAATTCAGCATCACCTTTTTTACCAGCGTTGATAGCTTCAGCTCCAGCTTGATCGTAAAGCGAACGTTTAAATGCTGCATTGAAGAATGCTTTATCCTCAGCTCCAAGTGGTCTAAATACTGCTTCAGTATATCCTTTCAAGAATTTCTGTATTGGAGTATTTGCCCAAGTAATATTTCTATGCACGTCAAATTTACCTACGTCTTCCGATGGGTCATATCCTCTCATTACTAAATCTTTAATTTGTTGTCTAGTTTCTTTAGATCCAAACTCTCTCATTCCAGAAAGCGTTGGTGTGACTGTTCTTTGTTTAGTCACTATAGACATTGCTTTGTCTGCAAGTGTTGCTGGTAAATCTTTAGCAACTTCTGATCCTAGCATGACAGCATTTCCAAGTAAGTTTCTTTCATGTGTTCTAAGACTTGTCAAAAGTCCTGCTTTCCAGACAGTAATTGCTTTGTCTGCAAAACTAGATGGGAATAAATTGCTAAGTTGTTTGTTGAATTCATTGATTGCAATGTTCTTTTCTCTTCCGGCTGGTAATCCATCAATTTTACTAATGAAGTCTGAGATCATCTGTTGATGTTCTGGTCCAAGTTCTGGAATTGGAGTTGAATGTGTTGCATTATACTTTTTGATGTGCCCAGCTAATGAAAGAGACAATGCTTCTGGACTCATTTTGTCTAGCATTGAAAATGCTTGAACGCCGCGCCCTAATTCAGTCCCATGAATTGACAAATTATTGTAGAGATTAGCAGCGGCTTGATGGTTCCCTTGTTTATCAAGATTAATGGCTTGTTGAATAGTAGCCATGACCTTTTTATCAAGGTCTTTGACATTATGGAAGTCTATTGATCCACCTTCCGTGAGAAGTGCCTGGGCTTCACCTAACGTGTCTGCATTCGCCTTTGGTATATATGTACCATTTGTCTGTAATTTAGCTTCTGGTGTGATATTTGGGTTCCCAGAAGTTTTTACAGAGCTCACCAACCCTCTTTCTACAGCATTTTCAGCTGGAATTGGCTGATCTACGCCTGCAAAAGGCTCTTTTCCTGCTTTTAGGTTCTTTCTGACAATAGCAGCAATTTCTTTATTCATTGTAGTCCTAACTGGCGGAACTTTCATTTGACCTGGAATATCTGATGCACCTGTTGCTACATCTCTGATAGAAAGACCTCCTCCTTCAAGTTTCATGATGCCTTTTCCTAAAAGTGATTCAGGATTAAAGAAATTAGGATCAACCATCTTAGGATGAGAACCATCTGAAGATATAAGTGATCCAGTATTAATGTACTTCTGATTTTTATTTAAGATTGTTTCTGGGTTTCTTGCTTGCATGACATCTCTTCCAATAGCCCCAATTTCGTGTCCAGCACCGCCAATAGCTCCACCTGAAATAGCACCAATACCAGCACCGAATAATCCTTGAAGACCTGCTTGCTCAACCATATTCTTGAATTGATCTGGAAGATTATCTCCTTGTTGGATACCTTGAGAGGCACCATAAGCAAGGCCAAAACCACCACCAGCCTTTGCACCAGTAATGAGTCCGTCTTTTATCGCTTGTTGAAGTCCAATCTTACCTAAAGATTCAGCACCTACGGTTTTTGCAGCAGCACCTCCTCCATAAAGTGACATCAAGTCAAGTCCAACACCAGCAGATTTTCCTCCTATTCTAGCAAGATCAGAAGCAGTCGGCCCTCCTTGTTGACCTGCCACTTGTCCAGCATCTCCCACAGCATTGATGAATTTTGGAATAGCATTAATTGGAGTAGTCACAGCATCAATTGCAAACTTTCCTATTGGATTTTGTACATTCTTTGAATAGTCAACAGTCTTGGCACCTTCCATTGCTTTCGAAATTGCCCACTGATAGTCTCCCATGTTTTTGAAAAACTGAGGAACATTAGAATCATATCTTTGATCCTGTGAAGGCGCAGCATATTGAATGTTTTGCTGTACTTGAGAACCAAAATTACGAAGACCTTGACCTGCAGCAGTACCTGGTTGACCAATAAAATTTGCAGTATTCTGAACAACATCATTGGCAGAACCGGCAAACTTTTTTATATTGTCGTATAAGTCTTGTAAAGTCATGATATTTGTTTATTAATCAGTCTAAATAAGCAAGAACGTTTCCATTTTTATCAACTTGTACTTTTCTTCCATTGTAGTAGCCAACAACAGAACCGTCTGATTGAGGAGTAGCTTGTTCAATGCCAGAAAGTGGAACAGTTGTTTGCTTCTGAACATCATATTGTGCACTCTTATTAACATTATCCAATGCTCCAGACAATTGTTGATTTTGTGTTTGAAGAGTAGCAGCAACTTGTTGTTTATATTGAGAAGCTGATTGTTGAAGTGTATTCAAGTTATTTACGGCAGACTGGAACAAAGAAGCATCAAGATTTGCAAGGGCTTGTTTCTGACTGTCATTCGCTTGTGCTTTTGCTGTTTCAAGTTGTCTCTTCAAGTCTTGATATTGTTGAACAATTTCAGAAGTTCGTGTTGCCTTCCATGTTTCAACTGCATCTAATTGCTGTTGAGCTGCTGACTGAGTATCTGCTTCTTTAGTATTCAAGTCATTATACATTGTGTTTGTCTGATTCTGGACATCTGCTCTTTGCTTGTTCGCTTGCTGCGTCATTGCTGCAGAATACATACCAGTTGCAGAACTGTCTCCAGCACCACGTGCTCCCAAATAGTTGTTACCAGCTTGGAAAAGGTTTCTAGTATTATCTGACAAGTCTTGAAGTGTTTGCTTCTGATTTGTTGCAACTTCATCGCGATAACCTCCAAATTTTTGAAGGGCGGAAGTAAGTGCATCAGAAATAGATTGTTTCTGAGTATCTGCAAGATTGTTAACTTGAGATTGAACATCATTCTGTTGGTCTGGAAGCCAACCAATCATATTCTTGTATGCATCAATTGTTGAACCAAAAGAATTACCTAGAGATTTTCTAAGTTTATCTTGCTGAGCTTGAAGTGTTTTTGAAGAAGAAGATGAATTTGAAGATGATCCAGAAGTTTTTGCTGGCGCTTGAAGTTTAGTACTTCCAGAAGATCCATTAGATGAGCCTGCTGATGTCGGATAATCAGTACCGCCAGCAACGGACATTCCATTGCCATTACTGTCAACTTTAATATTTGTAACTGGTTGATTGTTTAAAAACGGATTTGCTGAACTGAAACCTAGACTACTATTGTCGAAAAGACCCATAGTTATTATATCCCTGAAGAAAATATAAATTATTATTCCGACCTCTACGCAAAAGTTTGCGTCTGTAGGAAGTCTTTGCTAAATGTACTTATTTGCGAGCAGATGGTTAGTCCGCTCGCTAAAAGAATATTTAGTTGTAACTTAGATTAGACATATAGCCACATGTCAACCAAAGCTGATCGACGAAGATCAAGAACTTTAGCACCGTAACATGTAAGACCTTTGTAACCTTTTCCGAAGTTTGCTTCGCGATCAACAATCTCAGATTTTGTCATAGCCATTGCAAAGCAGATTGCAGATGGGTGACCAGCAACACAGTGGTAACCATTTGAGTTATCACCAGCTACTTGTTCATTAGAGATGATCTTAAATCCACGGTATTGTCCAACGATTCCCAATTTTACAACATCTTCATAAGCAGATGGAGTGTAAGGGGTAAGTTGTCCAGACTGCAGGATCAAAGAGATAATCTTTGAAGGGAACACAATAAACCTTTCAGTTGTTGGAACATAAGCTGCATCCAACAATTCTTTTGCTTTCAAAACTTGTGCATCAATAGTAGATGAAGTCACTTGAAGTTTTGCATATCCATACATTACATATGAAGTCAAAGCAGCAACAACACCACCAGTGTACTGACTTGCAACATCGTCAAGGTCATCTTCAATCACAATCACTGTGGCAGAAGTATAAGTCTTAACGCGGAAAATAGTAGCGATACCAGGAATTTTGAATTTAGAACCAACACAAGTAGCTGGGAAAGTTGTACCTGTTCCAGTTACGTTTCCAGAAACATCAACTGCGATGGTACCAGTAACATAATCAGTAGCTACTCTGTTTCCTGCTTTTGCATAAAAACCAAGAACGAACTGATCGATAAGTCTTTCCAACTGATCGCCAGCATTTTGCATCTCAACTGAGTTCACATCACCTGCATAGGTTTTGAAACGATCCCAATCAAGAATTTGAAATTTCCACAATTTAAGTTGGTCAACAACCAAAATTCCTTCAACTTCAGTAACAGTATCGAACGTGAAATCAGCACCAGTGTAGTTCGTAATTGCTGGAACTCCATAGGTCAAGATATTTACACGATCAGCACCACCACCTTTAATTTCACCTTCATACTTATCATTCGTAATCATCGGAGCGCAAGCTGTTTGCTTGAAACGACGAAGCGAATTCTTTGCGAACTTCTCGCCAACGTTTGTTGCTAGATTAGCCATGTCTTAGTTTGCCCTGAAACTAGATTTTGTCAATTATTCTCATATATTCTTTAGGATTCTTTGTTCTTAATTCAGAGAGTTCTTCATCAGAATATTCTTGTGCATCGGAAGGAGCTTTCGCCGTAGGAGTGATGGCAGATTCCGCAATTTGTTTCGCGATTTTAACTGTAGCATCATTCTTTCCTTCTTCTTGTGCTTTTGCAACGACTTGAGATTCACGTTTTTGAAACGTTTTAAGAACATCTGAAACTAGAATATCTGTTCTAGGCATTCCGTTTCCGTCGTCCAAAAGTCTTGCAAGCGTCAAGTTTAATTCAGGATCATACTCTGGAGATTTAGGATCGAGTTGAGGATTGTCCTTAACAGATTGCTCTAAATCATCTTGCCAGACTTGTGCTTGTTCCTTCATCTTAGACTCAACTTGTTTACTCGCAACGAGCAGTTCAGCCGCTTGCATGGCTCTTTGATTGATAACTTTATTAAGGTCATCGTAAGCAATTTCTTCTTTCTGCAGTTCAGGAGCAACTTGTTGCGAAAAGTTTTCCATTTTCTCCTTAAGTTCTTTGTTCTCACGTAGAACTTCTTGGATTCGATCTGCAGCACGAGAACGCTTTGGTTGCTGATGTTCCTCAGATTCAGGAGCAGGAGTTTCCTCTTGTGCTTTAGCTGGCACCTCAGCAGGCTCATTCGTTGGCTCTTCAACGTGTTCGGGTTCCTTTGCAGGTTCCACATGTGTCTCCACATTTTCAGGTTCTGGGGTAGACGATTCCTCAACCTCTGCAGGTTCGTTTACGTCTAAGTCTCTTAGTTCCATTGTTTTTTGGACTAATGATTAATCGCATCCACTCACTTGTGCTGGAGCGCCACACTTACATTAATATTATATCACACTATATTAATTTTTGAAAATACTTTTTCACAATTTCTTCAGACTTTCCAACAATAAGGAATTCCATATCAGGATATTGTGCAAAAATTGGTTCAACTGGATTTAGTTGCATCATGTTTCTTACTTGAATTGCAATGTATTGTCCTTTGTTTTCTCCTTCTTTAACAATACCTGCAACAAACAAAGAATCATCACCGCCTTCCTTATGAACTTCCAAAATCTCAGCATCTTTTATTTCATCTGTCATACGTTTTCAATTATGATATTACCTTCTTCATCTATTGACTTGATTCTCTTATTCATTCCTATATAGAAACCATGAGTACTTTCGCAACTGTCGCATATCACATGTGGTCCTTCTTGATGCCACGAATGCTTCTTTCCAGTAGTAGGTGAAGATACTTGATGCATAACAACATTCTCTTCATATAGAGGAATTTCTTCCTCGTTATTCTGCTGGTGTTGATTCTGGTGATTGTAATTCTGCTGATTCTGCATCTTTTTTCTCTTTAAGGAATTTATAAGTTTCATCTACATCATCGATGATACCCTGGTAGGCTTCAATTAAAAGATCTTTAACCATACACTTAAAACCAAAATTCTCTACTGAATCAATAGCACCAATAGTAGCATTTGTTACCTTGGCATTATTCTCAATCATTTGCATCTTGCGATGTATTCTATCCTTAAGAGCTTCCCAACCAGCTTGATTTGCCAATTGTGAGATAAGATCATCTTCAGTGACAATCTTTTCAATCTCAGGATTGACGTCTTCAGCAACTCTTGCAAGGTTTAACATTTGGGGTTGAAGTGCGTTTTCCATTTGATTTAATCGTTACTTTTTTATTAGAAAAACTTTTCTTATATGCTGGACCTTTCTTTTTTTGCTTCTTGTTTGGCTGGACTCATCATTGGTTTCATCTTTGGATTTGAAATTGAATTCATACCATCGCTGAATGGTGCAGATTTAACAACTTTTGCACCGCCTTTGCTCATATTGATACTCTTCAGATTGATCGCTTTTTTCATAGTTTTATTATTAATTGATTGATTATTGAGGACTTCCTCCTAACAATTGTTCAGCACTTTGATCCTGAAGTGGTTGTCCTTGAGGTTGAGGTGTTATTGTTTGATTGTTTTGAGGCACTGGCATATTCACAGCATTCTGACTATGTAAGTAGTCCATAGCATGTGATATTGGATCTTTGCCATCTGGAGTTGGTGTCATCTCGACCGCAGGAGCAAGTCCTGCTTGCGCTTCTATTTGTCTTTTAACTGATTCTGGAGCATCTTTATAGTTGAGTGATTCACTTGGTGCTTTGCCTTTAGGTTTCTTAAGCTCGTCAGAAAGTTGTGTCACTAACTGTGTCATTTGCTGCATTTGTTGAGTAAGTTGTGCAATCTGTGCTTTACTGTCTTGCTCTTGCTGCCCAGTTTCTTGACCTTGTTCTTTATTGTCTGAGATGATCTTTTCTCCGTCTTGAACACCAGAAGTGATAATGTAACGTTTTAATGCTTCACCGAAGTTGAAAGTCTTGTCTCCAAGTGTTACTTTTCCAGATTGTGCAATTTGTTCTGCAGCATTCGGAAACTTCAACACTAAAGCCATAATATCTGTAAGTGCAGTATGTTCAGCATCTTCATCCGTTCTCATAGTAGAACCAGAATCAATAGTGTACTTGAATTTGATTGTATTCGGCTCATCTTTCTTCTTACTATTTGAGTCCCTCCAAGAACTTGATGCGATTGTTACTTTGCCAGCATTCTTAGAGTCAAACAGTTTTACTGAACCTCCAAACAATGTAGTCAAGTCTTCATTAGGATAAGCTGCCGAAAGTTTCTCAATATCAGATTTGAAAAGATTTACTTCAATAGGTTTCTCTTGCTTGGTAGTCAAAAGATCAATGAACTTCTGATTTACTTGTTCAAGAGCTTTCTCCATCATGAACCTATCCCAATTGTCTCTAGCACCTTCACGAGCTCCTTGGCGCTTCAACGCTTCTGGAGTTTTACCTGCACCTGGGTCCGTGTCTGTTGAGACAGTCGTATCAGTAGTAGCACCAAGATTCAACATTTGAGACTTAATGAATGAGTAAGTGCTATTGAAAGTATTCATTCCTTGAGGAGTCAACTTCAATTGGTCAATAGCTCCTTGCTTAGTGATAAGCCACTTAGCTTTTGCTTTGTATTCAATAGAAGATGCAACAACGCCATTCTGATCGATGATAAGCGGTGGAAAGATTGACATTTGAACGCCGTCCATGTAGAGGTTGATGAGACTGTTCGCTGCATACTGCAATGTGTAGCCTCTTTCAAACTCAGCAAGTCCATAAAGTCTATCCAATAAAGGAAAACAATGTTTCATTACAATTGGAAGTTCATTGTTGTGTTGAGGATTTGGAATGTCACGAACAATCAAAGAATGATCCTTCGAGTAGGTAATCCAACGATCACGTCTATATTCAGTCAAAAGTTCACATTGAGCATATTCGCCAGATTCAGGTGCAAGATCACCATTAAGACGTTCATTCACTGGAAGATATTTACTGTCTTGCTGTTGTTTGGTCTTGTCTCCATCTTTTACCTTTTTGATGAGTTTATCTAAGTTCTTCCATGTTCCTTTGCTTTGACGCTCTAAAAATTCAACGGATACCCAAGTTGAAACTTGAGCGAACTGCATCTCAGAGATATTAGTACAACCAGCTTGTGGGAAGAATGATCTTGGGTGAATGATCCACATATCAGGTCCAATGTAGTCGTCATCAATCCTGTAGTCAACTAACGCAGGCATAGAACCAAACACACGAGAATATATGTCCCAGATACGAAGCTTAGTAAGAAAGTCATATTGACTGTCTGCATTTGGAACAATATATTTCTCATGAACAATATTCATAAGAATACTTTTTCCTTTGTCATCTTCAGTAAGTGCTTGAATAGTACCAGTAGGAAACTGTGCCATGACACGTGATGCTCCATCAAGAACAAGATTCACTAAGTCTTGAGTATTGATCTTAGACTTAGTCTTCTGTGATCCTGCATCTTTCAAATTACCAACCAAAAGATTCTCACGTTCGTCCCAACTAAAAGCACCATTTCTTATTGGTTCTAGATACTTATCTGATTCATTCCAATGATGAATAAGATCAGCAAGGAGCTTACTGTCTTCATCTTTGGCTATTGTTTTTTCTTCTTTTACTTTCATAATGTTTTACCAAGTCAACTCTTCCTTAGGGAATTGACCAGAAATATCTTGTACTTGATTATGTTCAATGTTATGCAAAACATATCTTATCTCATCTAAACAATGATCGTTTTCTTTCACTGGATTCTCATATTCATTTTGTCCAGGCTTACGATCAGGATAATGATAAGTTTCTAATTCCATTATGAGGTTTAGACAATCAGGGTGAATGAATAGTCTTCCTTGTTTGAGAAGCATTCTCACCGTATCTATGCCTGCCCTAATGTCTTTCGAAACCTGCATCACATTGAGTCCCATTCTATTCGCTACTTCATTTCTATCTGGTTCAGCAGGATCAGGATATACTTTCGTTGCTTTCTTTAGTTTCACTGATTCAACAATCTGCTCAGTAGTTTTATTCGCTTGATAAAATTCATCATCTATATAGTATCTTCTATCTGCATCTATTCTAATTCTGTGTGAACTTGCTGGATTGGTATATCCCCAGTCGATTCCTGCAAGGGTATCTATCACTGTCTTTGGCTGCATGTCTGTAACATGCTGAGTACGATCAAACTCTTTATATACTAATCCTTCGGTCTTTCTAAAGTCTGCCATGTACTCCTGACTAAATCTATCTTCCGGTAGTTCTACTCTGGCTTTATCTATTTCATCACTAGGAATAAGAGGATTGTCGTAACTAGTAAAATGAAAACTCTTAAAATCTTCATCTTTCGCTTCGAAATTATATAAATCATAAAAGTGATTAAAACCTTTAGGAGTTGATATAAACATCACTTCACCTTTGCGGTCTGTCAATGTAGGGCGAATAACTTCTTGCCAATTAAGCCAGAAGTTTCTCATCATTGCAACCTCATCTATTACGATGAAGTCAAATGATTGACCGCGAAGTGTCTCAATTGCTTCCCAACCACGTAATTGGATTATACTTGTGCTTCCAACATTATTATGAACCTCTAATTCCAAACGAGATTCATTTATCTTTTTTGCTATTGGCCCAAGTTCTTTCACCAACATTTGCCAAGCAATATCTCTTGCCTGCTGAAACGTTGGTGCAATATACGCAATCCTTGTCTTTTTATAAAGAGCTTTACCTTTAATCTCCTCAATAGCAAGTGTTGTCTTTCCCCAACGCCTACCATTACACAACACCCTGAAACGGTGTCTATCAGTTGCTACTATCGCTTGTGTCTTGTGTAGTTTCATTCTTTTCTGCTATTTCTTTACTAATAGTTATCACTAAACTCTCTCCGTCTTCTCCAGTGTGTTCATTAAGTCTAGGCAAAACTGTTCCAGCAAGCCTGAGTAATACTCCTTTATATAGATCTGGATTATCTTGAGGTGCCATTAAAACCTTCGCAATCTCTGTTAATGCCAAGGTTCTTACTTTCGCGGCGAGTTTTCTATCGTTAAGTGATTTTCCACCCTTATTGCCGACTGAATTTCTGTTTCCTTTAGTACCAGCCATATTTATAAACCTAACACGATTATTTCTATTAACTAAAATAAAAAAAGACCATCATTCAGACAGTTAAAAAACCCTTTTAACTTGCTTCTTGATAGTCTCTTGATTGATCATTTATTGCTAAGCTTCCCTGAATAGCATAAATAACTATTATGTAATTTCATTGTAGCATACTTCTCAATAAGTGTAAACAACTTAAACAGACTGTTAATAACTTGTTAATATCTTATCGTATACATATACCTCTAGACTGTGTACAATTTACTCGTAACATGCTATTATTATATCATATGCTACAACTACAATCCACAATTAAATATGTGTCTTGGATGGTGTATCATATCCACTAAAGCAACTACTTTTTAAGTATGTTGCTTTTTTGGTCTCAATTTACAGCTTCGTATTATGTATCTATTATGTTATTTTCCCCAGATAGCATGATAGATACATAATATGGATGCTTGGACATAAAAAACGGCGATGAGTTCGACATAGAAATAAAGGCGTCTTGTACAACGAAACAATGACGAGTTTATGGGGATTCTCTAATATCAAAAACTCCAAGATATTCATATGCGGAAGGTTAAGCATCCGGCCTCAGACCGAACCACCCTTCTAAATAGAACAAAATTCTAGGCTCTGCTGGCGAGCAACCTAGACTGTATTCTGTTTAGAAGCTCTACTTAAACCTAAAATCCGAAAGTTTTGTTTCTTCATAGTCTCTTCTCTCAATCTGCATTCTATATAGATACAGATAAACGCATTGTATCTAATATATTATTACAACATAAAACATTAAAACAATACAATTATGGCGAGCAATGAGATACTTATGAAAGCACTAAGAGAATACTGGCGAAAACGTGACTTTAAATCATTCCAGAATATGTATCAACTTAGTAAATGGATGTTATCTAAAGAAGATGTAGAAAACATAGAGAACGCGCTCCAGAAGCTTCGAGGAGTGCGTAACGAGAAGGATTCAGAGTTGTTAACGAGTGCTTTAGATATAATACCAGGATCAAGATTTGTAGAATAGGTATAGAATACGTATAATTTATGTATAACTATACCTATTTTAGTTATTAACAGCCTGGCTGTGTACAAATTTATCATTATGTAGTATAATGGTAATATAAGTAAATAAGCAAGAAACATATGACATTTGTAACAAAGATCACTCCTGAAGAAATGTATGCTTTTATTGTTAGATTCTATACAGAATATAAAGTAACACCTGGAGCGGGTTTTATGGCTGGAGTATTTAAGGTAACACCTCAAACAATTCACACAAAACTCAATGAATTGGAATTAAGAGGTAAAATCAAACAAATCAAGAAAGTTAAGAATATTGTTAGTTATGAGTTGCTTTAAAAAATTGTAGTGTTAGTTC